GTCTATAGTTTAGGTTGTTTTAGTAACGATTACTGGGATTTGAAGTCTTGCACCTGAATCTCTTCCTACTACTTGTAGTGTGGCGGACAATTGAGTATTTCCTCCAAACAAGGTATTGATTGTTGTTGCACTCAAGTTCAATGTAGTTCCGATTACTGTCTTAGATACTGAGGTACCGATTGTAGTAGTTTGATTTGCTGCTTGAACGTCAGGAGTATTAATTCCTACACCGTTGAAGTTATTAAATAATCTAACATCAGAAATTGTAAATGTATACCCTGAGGATTCATATAGTGTAGTCTGTGATAGGTAATTTAAAGTCTGAGGAGTAATTGCTAATCCTGCACCTTGCTTAATAGTAATTGAAGAGTAGCCAATATCCAATACTGGCATTCTAGCTGTACCTCTAGGAAGAGTTACGAGCTTGTACTTCATAATTTGATTCTCATCAGGAAATGCTTCTAATAGTGGCATATTTTCAATAGCTTCCCCGTAGAAAGCTGAACCTGATGGTTGGTTTGGATTGTACAGAGTGTAATCGATTTCATCGTCTGACAATGCAAATTGTGTAATTCTAAAAGAACCGTCACCGCGGGCAAGTAATTCTCTCCCTTTCGCGGTTAGGATTGCATCAACTGTGACTGCGGTATTATTTAAGTATCCCATGATTTATTATAAATATGTGTCTAATTTAAGTTTTTAGTTTATTGGAAAGCCAGCTTGTTTTGCAATATCAGAAATCTTGTTAAGGTAATTTACGTTGAAGTTTTCCGGTACCAGATACCCTGCAGAATCAGAGAAGATAGGGGTCGTTAGTGTAGATACTGTTGCAGGGGTTGAATTTATAACTCCTAAAAATATATTAGTTTCGTCCGGCGTACTTGTTAGTATATTAAAAGTTTCTAGGTAGTTCTGAATACCTCCGGCAATGATCACGGATAATGTTAGAGTACTTAAATTAGTTCCTAAATACTGGGCAGGGAAGATTGCTTTAACTGTATCAAAAACTCCGAAGATTTGTCTAACTAATCCAAGGTTTTGATTATCTGGGGTTAGTGAAATAACATCCCCGTCGATACTAATCAATGCAACACCTCTAACATTGCCTCCGTATGGTATTAAACTTAAATCAGGGGTTTGTTCTTCTATGTTGCTAAAGTATAAAAAGTAGTCTGTATACTTATCAATGACTGCAGTTTGTCCGTAGGATATATCTCCAGCAGTGTAGGTGTTATAAGTTGCGCTTCTTAACTTAGTTCCGTTATACCTAGCTTTTGTCCATGCACTTCCACTGGTATAATTTGAATCTTGCACCTGTGCGTATATAGCAGATTGACTTATAATAGTTTGAAAGTTTACTGGGTTTAGAGCGTTTGTACTATAGTCAACATCATAATATACATTGGATACTCTATTTGAGTAAACGTTATTCAGTATCGTATTGTAATCTGAAAAATCGTTAATATCTCCTGGGAAGTTCTGTTGAGTATAGACTGTAGGGTCTAAATAATAGGTTGATTGAGCAGCTAAATTATCCGTAGTAACTGTCCATCCAGTGTAGTCTGAATCTATAATACCTATTGTAGCTCCTCCGATGCTGCTTCCGAAACGGTATTTAACTATATACTTACTTCCGGATATTAATCCACAGTTACTAAGATTAAGTGTTCCTTGGAATGCTTCTGTTCCCGTGTCTTGATAGTTAGGTCCGTTGAAATAGCTACCGATGGCTACATCGTCTTTTGTTATTAAAAACTCAATAAAGAAGTATGTTCCGATGCTGTTTGTTACAGATCCGGAAAAATTAAATACTAGATCGGCTTGAATGCTATAACCAGGAGAGTATGTATATGCACCCGTGTTGTAATAAGTAGGTGCTTTATTAACTTCATTTAAAGGTAAAGCTACGTAATTACCTCCGCCTGTTGAATAGAAGGTTCCAAAAGGAAATGAATAAGGCCCGCTATTGATTGCTCCTGTGTTAAAGTTAGTGCTTAGTTCAACATCTAAATTTTGAAGATCGGGAATGCCTACTCTATAAGCTGCTCCAAGCAATGGATTGTCTTGTAATTTGTTATTAACTACATCAATACTAGATCCAGAATATTCACCGTTAAAGAATTCATACTGTGAAGATTCTATTTCAGTTACTAGTCCAGCCTTAGTCAGGATAGACGAAGTCCATGATTGTGATATGTTGGTTAAGACGTTAACAGATCCTCCGGCACCGCCTGTGAAAACCTCTATAGACCCTGTTTGATAGTCTCTTGCTAGAGATGTAACTGATCCTGTATATTCTGGTTGGGTATAGTCAAGCTGAGCAGGCCTTTGTCTATTTCTTTCTAGTAAATGCTGTTTAACAATTGCACCAGTAGCGGCTGCAGTTCTTGCAGGAATAAAGTCTTTTATTAACTTAAACAGTGAATTATCAAAGAATTTAATTAGTCTAAAATAATCACTAAAGTTGTAAGAGTTTGAATATTTTTTAAAATAATCTAAGCTTAAAGTATCCAGGGCGGGGTATCTATAGTTAGATTCTGAAATGAATCTTGGGTCTCCGATATACTCTCCGATATTGAAATACCCGAACTGTGAATTAATATCTTCATTAATTTCGTTTTGTGGAGAGAAACCTACTTCTAAATAGTTAACATTAGGTGTATACGTAGTTGATCCAGTATGTTGTTGTATAGTAATTTGATTAGAGAGAACTGTTCCGTAGCCAGCATCTCCTCCGATCTTTATCCTATTACTAACTACATTCTTAATTCCTGAAGCTACCTGATCGTAGAAAACGGTTTCTACATTAGATATGAATTCACCGCTAGAGGTTGTAAAATAAGTACTGTTACTAGAGAATGAAGATGTTGTTACTTGTTCTCCAGAAACTTTCGGGTGTATCGAAACAGAGGCTGTATATAACTCTCCTCCTAATGCTGCTCTAAAAGCTAAGAATTCACTTTGCTCTATAGAGCTGGGATTCATTACGTATGCATCAAAAGTACTTTCTGAAACGGGTTGGGTGTAGTACCTTAATTCTTGTAAGGACCCTGAGAAGTTTTTCGCTGAGAAGGAAGATGTTGCTAAGTAGCTTATAGTGCTACTATTCCAGGGATTTGTTGAATTTACAGATGAACTTGCTTGGAATCCTAAAATATACCCTGATTCACCGTTATAAAGTTTATTCTTAGCGTAGACAGTAAAGTTGGTGTTTGAGTTTTTATTAATTAGGATTGACCACCAATCACCATCGAAAAAGGGCAGGTAGATGCTTGCAGTCGTTGTTAGGTTGGAACTGCTTGGATAAAATTCTAATACACCATACTGGTAGTAAGGATCTACAACAGATCCTGAGTAAGATCCTGATATTATTCCGGACCCGGTATATTTTAAGGATAAAACAGCGCCGGTGTCAGATGACCATAAACTTTGAGAATAGTGAGTTGTATTAGGGATACCAGGAGTTTTAAACCTAAATTCAATCGATTGAGGGTTATCGCTTGTTGCATTCCAGTTAGAATTTAAAACAAAAGATGATGTTACAAAGCCAATTCCTTTAGTATTGTATCCGTAATCATATTGTTGCTGCCATTGATCCCAGGTGTTACTTAATTTATCTTTTCCTCCAAATTCATTAATTCTAAGAATTGTGTTAGGGATACCAAAGTTATTAACTAATAATTGTAGTCCTGCAAGAGTTCCTTTTTTCTTTACTAAAAGAGGTAGGTTGTGATATAATCTCTTATAAACAGATTTATTTAAATCATCTAAAGTAACTATATCGTTTGAAGCACTAATGATAGTCTGTATGTATTCAACGCCAGACCCTGTAACTGGATAAGTTGTAGTTATAGAGGGAAGAGGTATTATAGACCCTGATGGGGTTAATCCTGTTAACGCAGTGTATAGGTCTTCAGTCGTAAAGTTATTTTCGTAAATGTTTAAACCAAAAGATCTTAATGTATCTGCAACTAAGTCTTTAGAGATACCAGAATCTAATCTGTTATCAGCGTTATACTTTGCAGTTATTTGTTCAGTATAGAGAAAGAGGTTGTCGAAGTATTGCCCTATCATCTCTATAAAAGTTTCATAAGGCTTATTGGATTCATCTTCCCTTAAAAATTCTGGGATTGAGTATAATAAATTATCCTGGTTCTCGTTATCATAATAGGAAGCTGTAAATAATTCACCACCATAATAAGGGCTACTAAGCGCATCACTTCCGTACCAGGTGAGTGCTTGAACTGATCCGGTTGAAGCAAGTATAAAGGGAGGGGTTGAATTAGTTTTTGGCCATGCTTTAGATTCACTACTATAATATAGGTAGTATTCATAGCCGTCAAAGTTTGATATAATATTGTTAATTATAGACTCACTTATAGCAAGACTACTTGCTTGGTATGAACTTGTATTTACTGTCTTTATGATATCTATACCGGTTTGATACTGTTCGATAAGAGAAGCTTTGTAATAGAAATTCTCTAATCTTTTCTTAGCGTTAGAGAAGTGAACGAAGTTTGAAAAGTCTGTATAGTCTATATTAAGATCTACTCCTTTCTCTTCTAGTAAACTATTAACTTGGTTCAATAGACTGCTTGAAGATGTTGTCTTTAAGCTAGTAAATGTCTGATAGTTAGTATTTTTACTTTCTTGTCCGTTTACTTTTAATAATGTATTAGGACCTTTCAACCTTATTACATTGTCTGAGAAGTCTAATATTTCATCATATTCAACTTTATACGCTACCGGATCTGCTAAAAATGTTTGTATCCATAGAGTAGATTTTATATCGAACTCTAATGGTAGTGCTTTATATAGTTTTACTAGTATTTCTACATTATTCGGACTATTTGTAGTTGCTCGAATATTAACTCCAATTTCTTTATTATTATTACCAAAGTTTAAGTAGAATTCATTGAAGTATCCAGTGTCTGTATTTAATTGCTGGATGAAGGTATTAAGTGATCCGGATAGTTCTATACTACTAATATCATTACTTTTTAAGGTAATTTCAGTCCTATCTGTAGATATACTATTAATATAAAATAACCGATTTGAGTTTGAATTTAACTGATTGGTTACAAATTGATATTGTAAGTAAACGATGCCATTTACAACTCCCAGGAGCTTTCCATCCTCTACTGGGTCTATATATAAATCTTCTAATTTAGAAGTGTTTGATAAGGTGGGGTCTAGATGAGATGTCCAGGTAGTGTAATTATAATCATACCTTACTAATCTTTTCCCTTCGTCATAATAGTAAAGTTCAACTGAATCGATATTAGGAGTGAATTGTCCGTCAACAGAGAATGACGTTACTAGACTTCTATCTACTAAGTCAATATCTACTTCAGTTAGTGTGTTTGGATTTACGTTATATACGACTGGATCATTCATTAGAGGCTTCCGGATGTTATTAATTCTGTAATTCTTCGTTCAAGTTCAAGGTTCGTCGCTCTAAGGCTGTCGATTTCTGCGATTAGTGGCTCTAGGTTCTGATCAAAGTTTTCTGCATTTATATACTGTCCGCTAACTCTAACTAAGTATTCATGACTGTTAATCGTTCCTTCAGCTGGTATATTGTAAAATATCTGTTGGTATGTTTGGAAGAATTCTGAAACGCTAGGTACTGGTTGTAAAGTAGGGGTTGTTGGAGTTACCTGTATAAAGGATGTATCGATAGTATTTATGAATGAATTCCTATCAAATACAGTTTTATTTAATGTAATTTTTTCACTCATTACCCGTTTATAACTTTAAAGTAATACTTATCATCTAGTATTTTCGTAGTTCCAGCTACAGTGGTTTTTAATTGTATTTGATAGTATCTCTCTGGTTCTAAGCCGTTCATATACACATTAAAGTAACTACTATTACTATCTGCACTAATCTTAGTATAAGTACTATCAAAGTCAATTACAACTTCATTTGTATCTAAATCTTTTATTGACCAGAAGGAGGCTGTTGGTAGGTAGTAGTTTGTAGTATAAAAAGAACTCGTAGTAAATACTCTCGGAGGGAATTGTGGTCTAACATTAACTCTAAATCTTTGAATAGATCCTGAATGAAATGTTCCGGTATTGTTAGGTAGTGTTGCTACTAGGTCAGCAGTATTGATAACTGTCTGTGTAGATGATCCAGTATTATAGATAAAGTCGTTCCACTTTATTTCTAACTGTGGAGGATAAATAGTATTTGTATCTACTGAGAAGTATTTAAATTCTACTCTCTTAGCTTCATCTGTTGAGAATTCTGCAGCATCATCTTGCTTGATGATAAATCCATCATTTACTAGAATACTACTAGTCCAAGCTGCTACTATGTTAGTAACGTTCAGGTTTATATCAAAATCACTTCTATATTGGTAAGAAGCACTTTGTGCATAAGCAGAGCTTGTATACCAATTACCACCTCCAGGGTTAGAAGCGGAGTAAGAAGCTGTAGCTCCTGTTACTCCAAACGAAGTTGACCATGCTCCTGATCCGGATGAAGTTCTAAAATTCCAACTAACTCCATTTTCTGTTGCGGGACTATCTAAGTACTTACCAGTTCCATTTTGCCATGAACCGGATACGGGGTAGCAGTATAGAGTTGTTTCTTGACCTAAGCCTTCAACCTTAGCAACAAACACTTTTAAGTTAGCTGCAATTGATCCAGAAGCGATAGTAGTTACTACGTTTGTTAATTCTGATTGGTTAAATTTGATTAGAAACCTACTTACTGTTGGATCTCCTGCGATACTTTGAGCAGTGGTAGCTTCAATGATTTCATCAATACCAGAGTTCATGCTCGGATATTCACTATACAGGGTAGCGTCTTTCTCTGGGAAGATTTTATATACTGCCATTTGTTATAAATAGGAATTAAAGAGAAACTACTCTCCCTTGAATATCACTGTCGGGATATTTAACTTCAAAGATCATGGGATCTATAGAGGGATATACGACATTGTTAATAGTTGCACCTAGTGTATCGTAAGCATATTCACTATATCCTAAACCAACTCCTGTTTTGTTTATGATCTCAACATTCTTAACAGTTTGAACTCCTTCTATTTCGTCTAGTGTAACGTAGATATCTCTTAGTAAAATAGGTTCATTTATTTGCCAGTTATCTATATTGAAGAAAGTTTTTAAAGCATTGATACACTGTAGAAGTACTTGGTTGCTGTTATAATTGGGTAATGTTATTATTTCAAAATTAATACCTATGTTAATGATATAAGCATCTTTAATTACTACTGTGTCATTAATTACTCTATACTCCGATAGGTAGGTTTGTAAATTTCTCTTTATTGCATCTGAAGCCTTAACTAAATTCTTATCCCGGTTATAGGTAGTTATATACAATGCCACGCTTGCAGGAGATTGACCAACTTGTACATCAGATAGTCTTTCAGTCTCAGCGTAAGCTTTAGCAATACTTCCGTAAATTGACGGTAAACTTAATGCTCTAAGTAGATAATCATCAACTGTAACTGTTCTTAGTTGGTTTTGAAAATTCACTAAGCTATTCTGCCGAATCTCTTCTATACTATCTCCATCTTGTCCTCCGGAAGCCGCTTCTGGGTTAGTTACAAATAAAGAATTAAAGATGTCTGCCCTTATTGTAGCGTCAGAAACTGGTATATTAAACTTAACTGTGTCTGAGATGACTGTTGTGAGATCATTCTGTGGTACGTTTGAAATTACACCACCGCCTACATAATAGGTTACTGTTAGTGTAGTATTGGATGGAGCTGTTCCGTATGTGTTGGTAAAAATATAGTTTGTAGGAGAAAAAGCAGTTGTTAGTTTATCTCTTTCAAAAGGTAAACCTAATCCTACGTTATTTGGGTTTGGGACTAGTTCTTCGTCTGAATTATTAGCAGTTCCAGCTCCGAACTGTATCTGCAGTGTTGTTTCGTTTAGAAAACGGCTTACAAACCTATTAGCTACTTCTTTTGTTTGTAGTAAAAAAGGAACATTACTATCAGTTGAGTATGTTGGATTATTTGTATTTGTATTTTTTATTGAGTCAAAAATGCTATCTTGACCTAGATGTGATACTTCATACCATGTATTACCGTCACTATCGACGATACTCTGAATACCTATTATGTTATTATCTACTAGCTCTACAGTTGCAAATGGGATTGGATCTCCGAATTGAAATGTAGTAGTTTTTACAGTAGCAGAGATTGCATTTATTGATTTTTTTAATAAAAAACTCTCTACTGTAGTTCCGTTAATTTCGTAAATACTAACCTCGGTGGGTGAAGTACTGCTTGAAAAGGCAAAATCTAAAGTATCTCCGGTTATAAATGTGATTGCAGGGTTTGTAGTTGATTTTACAAGAGTGTTAGGTTGTACAGTTAGTGCATAAGTAAAATCAGGGGTGTTACCGATTGCGGGGAGTTGTTGATAGAAGTCTAAGGTAGTAGTAGCAGCACCGGTGACTTTTGGTTTGTAACCGAGAAGGTAGGCTAACTCATACAAATTTTGAGTTTGTCGAGCGTACTGCATAAAGGTCTCTTGTATCTGATTATCTAGGTAGAAGGACATTATATCACCAACGTAGGCGGCCATCTCCATAAACAACATACCTGGGGAGGAGGGAGTAAAGTCGTTATAAGTTGTTGGGAAGTACGTCTTTGTGTACTGTATTAGTTGATCTCTTAAACTGTTGAAATCCCTGTTTACGTATTTTATATTTCTTTGAACTGCCATTAGGTTATAATTATTTCTAGATTATCGGTTATACCAAAATTAATAACATTGTAAGTTAGGGATACCATAAGCATATTCTCATCAGGAGTACCGAATACATCCAATACATTTATCTGTACATTAGGAAAATATTTACTTAAATCTGCTTGAACTCTTTGCTTTACGATATCAAAAGTCCTCTGTTCTAAGTTTTCAAACACTATATCTCTTAAACCACCGCCGAAGAGGGGGTTCATATACCTCTCGCCTGGGCTTGTCATAAAGTAGTTTCTTAAGTTCGATTTTAACTGTTCTTTAGTAGTGTATGTAGAAGTAAATACTGACGGTGAAGAAAATGGAATGCTTACACCTACAGCAACTCTAGGTTTAGTATCAATCGGGAACTTATTTGCTACTCTAAATGCCATTATCTCTTATTGATAAGACCCATAATTTGGTCTAGGTTAACCTCGCCAGGGGGTAGTGAAGATCCTTCACCGGCTGTGTTTACGGTTGCTGGAGGTCTATATCCAGGTTGAGCTCCGAAGCTTACAGCATCGTTAGAGGTCATTGAAATGTTTCCGTTTCTTGATTCCATCATTCCACCTAATAACTCTTTGTATTTATCCCTTGCATTAATAGAAGGAGTGGTTGGTGTACCTGCTAAAGTTTGAACTGGTTGAACATAACTTTCTTGAATAACTGCCTTAGGAGCACGTACTGCTTCCAATAGGATATCTTTCATTTCTTCCTGAATAGCTTCCTTCACAGCTTCTTTGATGAGTTTTTTAAATAATTTGGTATCCATCTTTTATAAATATTTCTTAATTGGCTTTTAGATTTTGCGTATCTATAACTAATTGCAACTGCTGTAATAATAGTTCAGGGTTACTAGTGAAAGAGGTTGGAGTCTTAAGTACAGGAGTTCCAGTTGCGTTGTAAGCGATACCTACCCTACTTTGGTATGTACCTGCAGTTATAGGTGTTAACTCTACTTTTAAAGTAAATCCTTTATATACAATCTCGTTATCTTGCATCTGTTTGATGAGGATTGGATCTGCTAAATTGTTTAATTCTTCGTTTAATGCTTCGAAAGGTATATCCTGTTCTTGTGAGCATTCTTTAATTAGGAAATCTAATTTATTTAAATAATCTATAATTAAACCAAGAATATACCCTATTATTGACGAAATTGTGGTTAATCCAGTTGCGATGATCCCGTACAATTCTAACCGTTTTTCTAATCTACTCTTTACTGTATCTATAGCAGATATGTACGGTGGTGGAGCTGCAACGTAACTTGCTAAACCTATTTTTAATGCTTGTATGATTACAGTGGTTGAAACCCCTATTACTTGTAATACTCTAACAATACTATATGCTATATTTAACTGCCTTACTAAGGTGTTTCTTTTTGCTATAATTATTTTTAATTCCGCCTCTGTCGGACATGATTTTAACTTCCCTAAAATAGCTTTACTAGCTCCTGATTGTAACGCTTGTATTATACTTGGACCGAAAGCATTAAATAATGTTATTAATACAGGTACTAAATTTTCCTTTAACCATTCTTTTCTTTCTTGAAATAATTTAATTAACTGCTCTTCAGTTGGAAGTTTAAATTTATTAGCGAGGTCAATTATTTTGGTTTCAGCGGTATTAATTTTATCTCTAATTGACCTTTGCAATTCTTCAAAAGCGTAAGTAAAACCTGATAATTTTATATCTCCGAGTTCGTATATTGTATATTCTGAAGCTTTTACTTCTTCTTGAGCTTCGGGCATATACACTCTAAGTTCTTCTATAGTAGTAATTTCTTCTATAGGACCAACTTTACTAGCGTTTTTTGGGCTTATTTTATTGATTTGCTTATCACCTAATGTAGTCTCTTGTGGTGGTTGAAAGTACAACGTGACACTATTCGGTACGAAATACTGGTCAGGGATATACATGTAGAAAGATCCTGAAGAATCTGTTACGCCAGATGCAGTATACTGTATAGGGACAGTAGGTGGAGCAGTAGTAGTTTCTGTAAATGTATCGTTGACAGTGCTTCCGATGTCAGTTGCGTTTTCAGTTGCTACTTGACCGTCGGGGGTTAGTGTGTTTGATGTATACACTAATTTCACCTCTGGGACATAATCTCCGAAATCATCCCGTACTGTTCCTTGTAATATTACGTAGGGTTGAAACTCTTCTCCTTTTACTTCTGCCATTACTGTATTTTAACTGTGTTTGATAGTACACTAGAGTTTGTTATATCCCCGTTAGGTGTGTTTTTTGTACCTAGTGCTTTCTGGAGATTATTTATCGCAGAGCCGAATGTTGCACTAACATCAATTAGTGATTGTACAGGTCCTCCACTATTTGCTGCAGAACTTAGCGCTACTTGAACTTGTTTCAAAGCAATTAGAAAAGAGTTTAGTTCTTTTACTAATGTATCTCCTTTTATAGCTCTCTCCTTTGCATCTGCTGATCCTAGGGTTATATTTACACTACGGACTGTGAATGAGGGGGAATCAATATTTGTAGAATCGTTAGAACTTAGAAGTATTCCTTTTGCACCGCTCAATATTATTGAATCTAATGTTGAGTTAAAGAAGAGTCTTCCGGAAGATAGTATGATTTGTGGATTTATAAAGCTTGAAGCGTTGGCAGGGATATACTGTTCTGGTCTATAACTAGCGGTTTTGAATGAACTTGGAGTTAAGGGAATTTGTTGGTTTGAGGTTAAGTATATAGAGGAGAAATCTGTATTAATATCTTCGGATACATTCACCCAGGGGTCTTGTCTAAAATCAATTTTTTGACCGTTTCTCAGAATAGTAATTGGTGAGTTAAAAGCTTGGTAATTAGACCAGTTGTTCTTTAATCCAAATTGAGAAGTACTACTAAATCTTAAACTATTACCGTACCTTCCCTCCATTATAACATCTCCAGGGTATGGAGCGAGGGTTCGTATGTATTTATTTTCAACAAAAGGATCTCCAGGTTTGAAGATCTCAGTTCCTTCATCATTGACTCTCCTAACTAAAGTTCCGCCAACGAGGGGGTAATCAGCTTTTTGATCCCCTGGTAAAGTGTTTACTCCTGGGTTAGCGTAAATCTGATCTGGGGTAGCGTTATGGTGACTAGATGCCCATACATTAGTAGGTGGTAGGTAGTAATATTGATAAGATGTAGGGTCGTTTAGTACGCCGGAATCAGAGCTTATTACTAGTAGAACTATTTCATTATCAACTGGGAAGTGTTTTATATTCGGAAATAAAGGTAGTGCAAAGTTTTTTGTATCTAGTGATTTGTCTGTTGTCGATGTCTTAACGTACTCCCAAACGATACCGCCGATAGAGGCCCATTCACCATATTTCCTAAATAAGTCCGGGTACGTTTTATCATCTAGTATTACCGCTAATACTCTTACAGGTTCTAGATTTAAACTACTCGGCATTACTTATCTTCTTTAATGTTATTAATCTCCTTCATTAACTGTTCTCTTTCCTCGTCGGAGATTCCGAATGAGTCTGTAGCAGAGTCTTGATTCTGGAAGATACGTTGTATGATAGTTGCAACTTTTACAAGCTGGTCATCATTCTTAACACCAATCTCTAAATACTCTTTAATTAAGGGTACAATCAAGGTAGCGTCGCCAGTATCTTCAATTAAAGGACGTAACTCAGAAATAAGAGTTGAAATCTGCTTCTCCTTCTTCTTCTGATTGTCGTAAATCTCTTCTAGAAGGTCTGCGAATTTCTTATTTTTGAATATTAATTTATCTAAACTCATAAGTAGTCTATTTTTTATAAATAGAAAGTAGTACAGTTTAGAAGTTTGCGTATCCGTTCTCTATATAGAATGCATAGTGTTTCTTATAGAGATCTCCTAATTCACTTGCTACTTTTGTGATTCTAGGTGTTTTAATATCGATAATCTCTCTGATGTAGATATAAAGAGCTTTCTTATTAAAGATTGTAATGTGCTCTCTTTTTCTGAAGAGTTCAAGAATGGCGTCGGCAATTTGAGCATCCTCATCCTTAGGAAACAGTTCGTATATATTATCCGTACAATGCTCTACATACAGGTCTAAGAATTCGGATACTTGATCTACCGGGTGGTAAGTCTCAGCATCAGCTTGTGTTCCATTAATATCTAAAACGTCTCCGTGAACATACTCACCGTCTTCCTGCTCAATGTTTAGATTATCGAGAGAAAGTAATTCCATTCTCTTCTTATAATTCTTTTGGTTAGAAGCAATCAAATACCTTTTTGCAATCGTTCCAAAATACGAATACGCTTTTGCTCCATTCTCAGGATTAAAACGATCGAGTTTGGTTAGTAAGAAAGTGATTACTTCGTGCTGAAGGTCTTCTAGGTTGGTTTCTTCGGTGTAGTAGAACTTAAAGGTATGAATTAAGTTTTGTGTTAATTTAAAAAG